TAGCTCCTGTAGCCCCTGGGATACCAACTGAAGATACCGTCAAGTTGTTGACAGTAGATACTGCTGTAAGAACGGTTTGTTGACTTGGGAGGTTTAGCTTTACTGTGTTACCAGTAGATATGTTTAGGGTCAAATTCATTATACGCTCACATCATCGTTTATAGTGAATGTTCCAGCAAGCCACGTGGTAGCCTCTCCGCTGACTAATGCCTCAATATCATAAACGTACTCACCAGCTGCGGCAGCAGCCATGTTGGTGTTACTCCCAGTAATTACTAAGCGACCAGTAGTACCTCCATCATTGAGAGAGGTTGTTAGTTGCTTAGTACCACTAGACGGTACTGTACTGAGTACGATGGCAGTGTCACTATCACCATATGCAGCGTCAGCGTTTAACGCATTTCTTACCTCCATCTTAATGGTGTAACCTGAAAGGTTAAGAGCAGCTCCTGCGGAGTCCGTCACATCAATAGATAGTTTGAAGGTATCTCCCTTTCTGCATGTGATATCCACACGCTTTGAAATATCAAGATTTATTTTAGACATCTCCTAGAATTTGATTTACTATATCTGTATTAGCGTCAGTCTGTTCTTCCATAACTGGACGCTCTCCTTTTCTTTGTGCTATAAGCTTAGACTGCTCAACAGCTTGCTTCTGTACCCTGTTGTCTTTTCTGTCTTCCTTAAGAACCTCTAGCTTTTCCTTGAACTCTTGGTCATCAGTCTTGAATCCAAGCGATGCTTGAGCACGAATCATTTCAATCTCTTTCTTCATCTGATGGAGAGCAGAAGCAACTTGAACGTCTAACTGACCTTTAAGCTGCAACTTTTGAGCTTCTATTTGAGCTTCCATTTGCATCTTTTGAGCCTGAACCTGAGCAGCCATCTGCTGTGCTTGAGAGTTCGCCTGAGCCTGAGCCTGAATGTTTTGTTGTTGCATCTGCTGACGCATTTGCATTCTTTTTCTCCTTCTGATGGCAAGTAGCCTTTGAGCTTGGTCGATGTCCTTTACCTCTCTAACAGCGATAGCATCCTCAAGGTCTATCTCCCTTTGTGCTAACGAGGCTTGAAGGTTTTGCTCTAAGAATATTCTATCCTCGTCGGACATATCTCTAACAACTCTAATACCATAGTTGTACATAGGTATTTCATTAAAGCTACTTAGAATGTCCATACTTATATCACCAATAGCCTTACTATAAACCCTATACAAAACAGAGTCATTAGGTATGACCTGAAGACATTTTATAATGTCAGAACAAACCCTCTTGTAAATAATCAAGCTGGCATTTGTTATGTCGTAAAGGGCATTGTTACCAGCGGCAAGTGCCTGCTGTCTTACACCAACAAGAGCATCACCCTTAGGAGTAGATGCATCCATGACCTCATTGATACCCGTAGCGTCACGAATCATTCTGAGGTAGTGGTTGTACAATCCAATGTACTCGTTGATGTTTCTAATACTATTCTCAATAGAACGTATAGGAGGATTTTGGAATCCACCTTCTGGGTTCTTACTTCTATAGTAGAAGACACCCGTTTGTTCGTAAATGTCTTGAATGTCTAATGGTTGCAATTCACCACCTCTACCGAGCTGGACGTTTTCCAGTCCTTCGATGTCAACCAATATACCGTCAGGCTTCGCCTTAGCGATTGCCTGTTGTATCTTCAAGTGAGTAAGTTGAAGTTGGTCAGCAAAACCAATGACACCACTCACTAAAGACTTAGGCATCATCCTCCTCATGTTAGTACAAGACACACTGTAAGACATCTTGGTCTTAGTTAAGTCGTGTATGTTCTTAGGCATGTTTGACTGAAGACCATAATTAAACAGACAGTTGTAACCTATAATAAAGCTACCAGAGTAGACCATCTGGTTCTCCATCTTTACTGGCTCTCTCTCGTACACAGAGTTTGGTGACTCCTTGTACTCAGAACCCTTGAAGTAGAACCCCATATTTCCATACTGAGATTCTTTACTTTCATAATACACACAGTCAACTGTTAAGAACTCAAAGTCCATAACATCAACCAAGTAAGTGTCATAACCATAATTAAAGGTTCCTGAAGCTGTTGAGTAGTCTCTTCTAGCAAATGCCTTTGAGTCATTATAACTCTTGTGCATTACAGCTTTTGCTATCTCCTCATACTTCTCTTCTGAGATTTGATTCCCAGCTCTTCTCTTCAACTCCTGAATGCTAATCCTAGAAACATGACCAGCATAAACTATATCGCTTAAGTTTGGGTCCTCAGTATAACTATGAATGAAGTTTGCTGGGTCTATGTATCTAGTTACGATACCATAGTTGGGGTCGTTATCTCTTTTGACAACACCCATACCACATACAACTAAGTCTTCAATATTACGTCTGTATATGTCTTGGTCAAAATCATTCCAGTCCAACGTCAAGGATGTTGCCAACTGAGCAGCAATCTCTGAGCTAGTCTTGACGTTTTGGTCCATGAAGATTTCAGCCTCCTCGGTGGTATCTGGTAAAGTGTCTGGGTCTATATTTGGAGTAAGACCAATAGCCTTAGCTTCCATCAATAATTCCTTATCACCAATAGATGATTCTATCTCAGCCTTTTTTGCATCTTTCTCTTGCTTGCTAATAGGGTCTATAGCCTCTACCTTTGGGTATGGCTTTCTTGATAGGACTCTGTTAACAACTACCTTAACAAACTTAGGGACGATAGGCACTGGACTCCAGTCGAGGTTCAGCAGTGTACCATCACCATTGTTTGGGTCAAGAGAGTTTAGAATCTGTTTATAGATGCTAGTGTCTTGTGTCCCGTTAGCGTAATCACGACTCTTTTCGAATTCGTGTCTTCTTCGGCTGTATAGGCTGGAGCTATCCTCCCCCCTTCCCCATTGCGCTTCTATCGCCTTTGCAAACTGCAAGCCATAGCTTTGACTCATCTTTTCCTCTGGTGAAGCAAACGGGTCTGGGAATCCTGCCTTATTCGTGTTTTTGTTTTTATAACTCATTATCTAGATTGGAGCTCACTTGCAAATATAGCAATACATTGTCGTGTTTCAGATTACTTATATCTTCGGAAGAAAACCTTCTCCTCAAAGTTAACGACCTTCTTCTTTTTCTTAACCTTTTGGGCAGCCAACAAAGCCAAGCCAGAGCTAATGGTAAGGTCAAACTTCGTCCTGTTGTCTATTTTAAATCCTATCCAATCTTCTAGTGTCCTGTTGAAATGCATCCTGCCTGGATTCCCCTCGTCATCTGAACCAACATGGTTATGTATGTAGTCCTCAATGGCTGAAGCGTGAGCCTGTATTACGTCTTGAGAGTTGGATGGTATACCCTTAGTCTTTACGGTCATTTGATTTTTAGAGGAGCTAAGATGAGCTGGTCTATCCATCACATATCCATCATAACCCCTTGATTCAAAGTACCTTACGATACCATACTTGTTATTCTCAATCAGTAGTGGATAGCCATAGAAAACTGCTGCCATCAGAACATCCTCATAGAATATACTAGCCATAGGTGGTCTACTCGCATACTCAGCAACGAACATGTTTGAAGCACCATCAAGATTAAACTTATTGTAAATGTGGCACGCACCTTTTGATGACCTACCGTCAACTGTAGCGTCAAGGTCATAGCTATCTACTCCCCCACATCCAATGTTAGGATTCGGTGGGACCCTCTTACTTCCTTGAGTCTTCATCACACTCCTGTCTTCCTGAGATGGGGTCCAACAGATTCGCCATCTACCATTAGGGTCTGGATTGAATATAACCTTCGTGTCCTTTACACCGTTAGCCCATTGGAAGTTTCCAACAACAACAGGACTAGGGAACAGTGCATCGTTGTATTCCATCTGCTCGTATATTTTGCCAATGTTGAAAAGGCTACCCTCTATACTATCCCTGAACGCCTCATCAGTAGTGAAAGGGAACTGACGAACTATCTCATTCATCTCCCTAGCATCATGCTTAACGGCATCCCTCTCATTCTTTAAGAAGCTCTTAGAGCCCATAGCCATCATCTCACCATCAAGTGTTTGTATAGGTGATGAGGGGTCTACAGTTATCGGGTTCCCATGTACATCAAAGAATCCCTCTAGAGCTTCATAGGCAGGGATAAACAAACGATACAGACCTGAGGTAGTCCTACCATTGGCATTCCTCTTGTTTGTGTCAGAATCATCCCATAGCTTTTTGTACTCAGAACCGCCCTTGTCTAGTGGGTTTACCGTTGAGCCTACGAGTGCCTTACCCACAACCCTACGACCAACTATTAAACACGTTCTCTCAATCCTCCAAGCTTCCCTGATGTCAGCAGGCTTCTCCCACTTACCAGCCTCATCCATGTATAGCATGTGCAGCTTCTCACCATCGTAAGCGTTGTTAGTGGTGTTCTTCCAGTTGAGTACCGTGTTAAGTGCGTCACCTACATTGGTGGTCTTGTTGTTCTTTGTAATCCTCTTTGATGGCTCACGGAAGGCAAGCTCAACCCTTGGGTTTGTCGTACCGTCTTGAATTGGTTTGAAGAAGAATGGGTAGTTCCGAAACATCGAAACGCATTTCTTCATGAAGATATTCTCCTGAGCATCCTTACCAGTCTTTGACTGAATGCCAAGAAGTTTGTCTTTAACTTGACTAGCTTCATTAACAAGGACAGAAGCGCAGATATTAGTATAACCAGACCTACGGCACTTAGTGTAAAGCTGCCCAATACAACGCGGGTCAACTTCGCAAGCAGCCATGTGAAGAAATATCTCTCTTTGGAACTTGAGGTAAGACGGGAACCCGACATCAATCTTGCTCCACTGTAGGAACATGTAGTGCCTCCCAGTGATAAACGTAGGTACACCCTGATTGTAAAACCAAAAACCTTCACTACGCCTTCGAAACTCCTCCTCGATATAAGGACGGAATCTTTCTCGAAACTCCTTTGGAGTCTGCTGCCACTCGTCCATGCTTCTAATACGGGACAACTCCTGTGGCATAGATACCCTTCTCCACACTTGCATACTTGTCTCCAAGTCTTCACCTGAGATTCCTGACTTTGGGGTCTTTGGTAAGCCAATGAGAAGGCTGCCGACTTCCACGATATCTCCGAGCGTACCCTTGGGGCAAATCTTAATAACCTTGTCATCATAACCCTCTACATCTACTAGATTGCTCATTTAGAAAATTTCTCTGCAAACCCTCCTGAATAGTCTTTAGCATCCTCAATGGAGCCGTTAGCCTGTAAGTCTTTGACCATCTGCTCTAGCCTCTGTCTCTCAACGAGAAGCTCCTTGCAGTCAATCGCGGTCTGCTTGATTGATTGTAATTCTGCCTTTCTTTGCGTACCACCAGCCTCTGGGTCAACAGGCTTTCTGACCTCATCAATCATGTTATTGATTGCCACCTCCATAGACTTCATAAGTCTTTTGGCTGCTGCTGTTGTGGTGAACTTAGTTGACGACATAGCTGATGTTATCTGACAACATACGATAAACTATCGTGCCGTCATCAAGCTTCATCTTATAGTCTCTGTCCTTATCAAAACCTACAGTGTCTCCAGCCTTTACGCCCTGTGCTATATGGTCGGGATGAGGCATAAACATCTTAGCCTCCTTTTCGTATTCGACATCACTAACATCTAGGTCAACAATGATTCCAGATTCAGTGACCTCCTCAACAGACTCTACCTCTATAGGTTGTACGAAGACCCACCCAGCAAGCATGTGTAGCTCACCATCCGAATCCCTGTATGCAATAGCATGGCTTTGGTTTGTTTGGTTCTCATCATAAAATACGATGTACTTATTCTCACCAAGTTCTAGGCTTTTACTTATAGTGACGTGGTGATGGAAGAACAGTGTATCTCCCTTCTTTACGCCAGTGTCGTAAATTAATGGTGCGCTAAGAACTTCGCCATAGCATATCCTGTGGTCGAACTCGTTGAACCTAGTGTCTAAAAATAATTCTTTTCCCCCGACAGTAACCTTGTCAGTTGTCTTCTCAGGGACCTGTACAATAAAGTGTCTTAAAGCTTTCATTCGAAATTACAATCATATTCAATTAAAATAGGTAGATTCTCAATCGTCTTCCATATGTACGTTGAGTCGTCGTCTTCTACAAAGACATGATACCTTCTTACATTATACTTATATAGGGCTGCCTCGTCTTCCTTGATGGCACAGACATTACCCTGCCCAGCCCTCATACCGACATAGTATGCCAATGCGTCCTTGGGGTTTGCCCCAATGACAATCTTTCTTATTAAATCCATTTGTTTAGTTTAAAAGAAAATTCATGTCACCGCTGCTTTCATCTTCAGATGCGACATAGGCTTCAGCCTGAAGTGTCATGAACTTCTCAAATTCTTCAATGTCTTTTACATTCCACCCGTAGTGTAGATTCCATTTTTGAACCCCACCTCTGTCTTCCTCGATATACCCAACGGACATCGTGTACACCAACTCGACTGATGCTTTGTATTTATCAATAATGTCCTCTATGCGTTCGAACACATCTTGTAGTTCGTCGCGCATTGCTTCTTTTAAAATATCATCCATTAGGCGTTAACAAAAACTGCTGGAGTAGCGATATTTGTTGTAGTATGGAGGTTTGCGTTTACAAGCCAAGTGTTTTCAGCAATCAGTGTGCACATAATTTCATCACCAACTTCACCACCTTTACCGCCATTAGCAACGTCTAGTTCTATGACATCGTTAGTAGTGGTTGATACATTGACATGCTGTACTCTAAGGGGAATAGCAGAAGCACTTGACTCATCTGCTATCACTACGGCTTTACCACAAAAGAACCCACTACTCGTTGCCCTTATCCTGTGGACAGTTCCGCCCTTGGGTGTCTTGATGACAAACTTGAAAAACATACCAACATTTGCTGCGGCTCCTGCTGGGAGATTGACTTCAACCTGAGAAGCTCCCATTGCGTTAAGGTCTAGGTAGTATGTTCTATTTGCACCAGTAGATGCGTTTCTATCCGCAGTGAGGGTGACATCACTTGTGGATGTTATGTTTGTTATTGTCTCAAACCCCTTCTCTATGGTTATAGCGTTTGATGCAGTGTTAAGGTGTGCGTTGATACCATGACCACCTGTGAAGGTTAATGTCGCCCCATCACCACCAGCTGTACCTTGGATGGCTACAGTAGGGTCAGTACCAAAGTCTGAACCATTAGCATTACCAGCTGCTGTAGTTACAGATACACCAGAAGAACCTGGGAAGGCTCTTTTAGATATCACCCCGCCTGAGCTTATCACTAGCGAGCTTGACTCTGAAGTTGTAGCCAGCCCTGTGATTACCAAACCATCCGAACTTGCATCAAACTGCGTAGCGTCAGTGGCTAGGCTCAACCTTGTGTCATTACCCGCACCATCGCTAATCACATGATACCCACTAGATTTAGCGGTTAGTATTGTGTTGTCAGTAGTTTTGAGTAGACCACTGTAACTATCTTTTATTCTGTTTCCTGAAAGATTAGTTCCCATCTTTTTAAATTTGTTACAAATATACTATAATGGGAAGA